TTATTATGTATATCAGGTGACACCTTATGATCTGTATGGAACACCGTTCTAACACTGAGTTTATAAGGGTTTCAAGCAATTTGGCATACACACTGAATTTCATAAAATTACACGTATTTACACGAATTTACACAGCAAAAGTGTGTAAAAAGTGTGTACGGTACACAGCAAAAGTGTGTACGCAAAATAGTAAATAAAATAGAGCCACTATATGACATAAATATGAGAAGAAAGTGAAAACTTGCTTCTCTTTTTTTATGCGAAAATTTAACCATAAGGAGGCGGTCAAATGTTTTCAGATGCGATACTTGTTCAGATATTCAGTGATGATCGTCTCAATGGCATCCCACTTGAATATCAGTCAACGGTTGTTCATGTTGTAGAAGATGTGATTGACAGAAGATTCTACACTGATAAACCGTTCGCTTCAAGGGAAGAGATACTTGAGGATGTGTGTGAAAGATAGGAGGTCTATCATGTACGAGAATCCATATTTTGGAAATCCGTACTTACAACAGAATCAGCAGAGGTACGGAACTCCATATCAGCAACCAGTTCAACAGATGCAAGCTCAACAGCAACCTGTTTACAACCAGATGCAACAGGTCCCACAGCAGATTCAGCAGCCACAGTTGATCGGGCACATTGTTGACAGTCAAGAGACGATACAGGCAAGTGACGTTCCAATGAACGCTCCTTATGCGCTGTTTCCCAAAAATGACTTGTCTGAAATCTATTTGAAGTCATGGACTGCCAACGGAACTATTCAGACAATCGTCTTTAAGCCTGTTCAAAATCAGCGGACAGACAATTTACCGTCTACTCAATCAGAAATGAAAATAGGGCTATCTGACGATGCGACAGAAGCGTTTATGAAGAGATTTGACGAGCTTGGACGGAAGCTTGATGAACTGGAAAACTCTATGAGCAACAGCAAACCGAAAACACGGTCTACAGTCAAAAAGGATGGTGACGGAGAATGAACCCAATTAACCTTTTCGGAAATCCTCAGCAGTTTTTAAAACAGATGATGGGGAATAATCAAGTAATGAACAACCCTATGGCCAAGAATGCTCTTGATATGGCTCAAAAAGGAGACATGAAAGGAATAGAGCAGTTGGCAAGGAACCTTGGGAAAGAACAAGGAACAAATGTTGATGAACTTATGAATCAAATAAGAAGTAAGTTTGGATTATAGCATATTAGAGGTTTGTGCACAGAAACTCGAGAAACCTCTTTATGAATAAAATTAAGGAGGAACTAATATGTTTAACTCAACTAACACACCTTTTACAATGCCAGTCATGCCAGCAACAGGCGGTTACGCTGATGGAGCTGGTTGGGGAGACGGGGGATGGTTATGGATCATCGTCGTATTCGCACTGCTTTTTGGCTGGGGAAACAATGGATTTGGTAACGGATTCGGAAATGGTGGCGGTTATGCAGCAACAGTAGCTACACAGGCTGACATTCAGAGAGGATTCGATACTCAGAACATTGTTGGAAAACTGGACGGAATCAACAATGGATTGTGTGATGGCTTTTACGCTCAGAACACAGCTCTGATGAATGGATTCCACGGAATTGACAACGCAATCTGCAATCTGGGATACCAGACACAGCAGGGATTCAACACAACAAATGTCGCTCTGATGCAGGGACAGAATGCATTGCAGGCACAGCTTGCCGATTGTTGCTGCCAGAACAGAGAAGCTATTTCTCAGGTAAGATTTGACATGGCACAGGATACATGCGCTTTGCAGAACACAATGAACACGAACACTCGTGATATCATTGAGAGTCAGAACGCTGGAACAAGAGCAATCCTTGATTACCTCTGCCAGGATAAGATCGCTACATTACAGGCTGAGAACAACGATCTGAGACTTGCAGCTTCACAGGATAGACAGAATGCTCTTCTGACTACTGCAATGACAGCTCAGACAAATCAGATTATCAATTCTGTGAACCCTACGCCAATTCCGGCATATCAGGTACCTAACCCGAATGTGTATTACGGATGCGGTAATGGATGTGGTTGTTAATGACCAACAATCAAAACGGAAACTACTCTTTTCTTGATATGTTGAACGTCTTTTCCGTTATCTTGCAGATGATTGGATACGACAAAGATCAGAAGCAAACGTCTAATGATGACTTGCTAAGAGCCTTACATAGACAGGACAGGGAGTATCTCGAGAAGATAATTTCCAATCAAAATCAAATCTTGGAGATTCTTTCCAAGACGGAAGAGTAACTTAACTTAAATGTTATGTCTGCTATAAGCAGTATTACGAATACGAAGGGGCAGACTGTAAACGGTTTGTCCCTTAAATTATGGAGGTAAAATACTATGGCTGAATATTTAGCTGTTTCTGCTCAAGAAGTAGCAGTGAACGGAAATGTTATCTTTACAAACACGGCAGTTCAAGGAAATAACTGCATCAAACATCGTGAGGGTTCTGGAATCGTGACTCTGAGAGGAATCACAAATCAGTGCAGAGCGCGCTATTTTGTTGATTTTTCAGCAAATATCGCAGTACCGACCGGAGGTACAGCCGGAGCAATCTCACTGGCAATTGCAATCAGCGGAGAGCCTGTTCTGTCTTCTCAGATGATTAGCACTCCGGCAGCAGTTGACCAGTACAACAATGTAGCTGCTGGTATCTATATTGACGTACCGGCCGGATGTTGTGTGAATATTGCTGTTGAGAATACAAGTACACAGGCAATCAACGTGGCAAACGCTAACCTTGTTGTGACTCGTGAAGCTTAGGAGGTGAGAATGTTATGCATATCAAACATATCCATGAATTGATTGAAAAACTTTCTGAGTGCGCTTGTTCTGAACTTTCCAGCGGTATTGAAAACGTTAATACTTGTGAAATGGGACAGGTCATCGACATGATTAAAGACCTTGCAGATGCTGAATACCATGCAAGAATCTCAAAAGCTATGGAAGAAGCCGATGAAGATGAAAAAGAGGAAGAGAAGTATCTTCTGAAAATGTTCAAAGACCAGTACGGTGAAGAGGATGCCAGGAGATATTATGACGAATACCGTTATAAATCCGGCAGATTCGCTCCGAAAGGTCACGGAATGAGAAGAGGATACAATGAGCCGCCTTATTGGCACATGACTCCTGAGATGTATCGTAACTGGGACACTGATCGTGACATGGACAGAGACAAGCACGGAAGAATGTATTACACAGAGCCTAAATCATCCAGTCGCTATGATATGGCTCGCCGTGGCTATACAGACGCAAGAGATACACACAAGGACAAGGACACGAAGATGCATGAGCTTGAATCTTACATGACAGAACTTGGAAAAGACGTGACTGATCTGATTTCTGACATGACGCCGGAAGAGAGAACTCTTGCAAAATCAAAGCTTGCGACTCTCATCAATAAGATGTAATTTACGGGAGGGTGAAAGCCTTCCCTTTTTAAGTAGGTGATTTGATGAATTTCTATATCAATGATGAATTATGGCATGTCCAATACGAAAATCCATCCAGTGAGCTACTGAGACGGTCAGACGGTGTTTACACGCTTGGTGTTACTGACAGAATGACCAATACAATCTATCTGTCTAATCGTCTCTCAGATACCATGTTTGACCGCGTTCTTTCCCATGAGCTGACTCACGCTGTTTGTATGACCTACGGAATTTCTCTTCCTATAGAAACAGAGGAACGCCTTTGCAATTTCATTTCTGACCATGCGAGAGAAATTATTTCATTGACTGATTTGATTGAAAATATTTTGTTTGCGCGTGTTGTTTATTAATTCCATTTGTGTTATAATAATATCAGCGACGAGAAATATGTGAAGAACGAATGGGATTCAGATCAACAAGGGCCAGGAATCGTCAGCCTGAGTATACTGAGAACAAGGATAGTACAAAATACTGTCTTTGCTCTCAGCGTACTCAGGCTTTTTTATTTCACAAAAATAGGTTTTCGGATTTAAAATCGGAAAACTAGTTGCGAATCATACTCCAGTGATGGTGCTGGATACGAAAAACGGAATACCGACCAGTGATGCGGCTGGTTACGAATTGAACGGTGCAGAGTCTATTGAGTTAGGCTCTGCTATTTCTGACAAAAAAATAAGAGTTGCCTACCGACCAAAGTACCAACTCTTAAAACAACCAATCTAAAAGGATGCTTACTCAATTATAATAGCACATCCTTTTAGAAAAACCAATGTTTTTTAAGAAAAGGAGAAGAAAAAGATGGAAGCAAAAGTAACAGTATTTAACAATGAAGAGTTTGGAGAAGTTAGAACAGTAACAATTGATGGAGAGCCATGGTTTGTAGGAAAGGACGTTGCTGAAAAATTAGGATATGCAAATATTAACAAAGCAGTTGCCATGCATATAGACGAAGAAGACAAGAAAGTCCTTGATTTTAAAGGCTTTTCCCAAAATGGGAACACGTCTAAATTATGGAGCGGGAATGATTTTTCAAATAAAATAGTCGTAAATGAATCCGGCTTATATTCCTTAATTTTCGGAAGTAAACTAGAATCAGCAAAACGTTTCAAGCACTGGGTAACGGATGAAGTCCTCCCATGCATCCGAAAGAACGGAATCTACGCAACAGATAACGTTATTGATAATATCTTGAATAACCCTGACTTCGGTATTGAGCTTCTAACCAAACTGAAAGAAGAAAGAGCAGCAAGGATTGAAGCTGAAAAGACAAACGCTATCCTTATGCATGTCAACAAAACATATACCATGACAGAAATTGCGAAAGAGATCGGTCTGAAAAGTGCAAATGAACTGAATAAGATTCTGGCTGAAAAGAAGATTCAGTATAAGTCAAATGGAACATGGGTTATGTACTCTGACTATAGTGATCTTGGATATGAGTCTATAAAGCAAGAAACCCTTGATAGCGGTCATGTGATTTATTACAGAAGAATCACCCAGCTTGGAAGAAAGTTTATTTTAGGTTTGTTTGATATGGCTGCATAATCACACTATAAGAATAATATTTTGGTAACGGAAATTGCACGGTTGATCCGTGCTTTTTTTGTGCAATCTATTGAGTTTTTCTGCGGAAATGGTAAGATAGAAGAGTAACAAATTGTTGTTTTATCACGGAGGGAAAGAAAATGGGATTGAAAGAATTTTTAGGCAAAAAAAAGGTTGAGAAGCATAACAAGGAGATGGCTAAGAAGTACGGAAGTGAGACTCCGTTTCTTGGTGGGATGGAAATGAGATATAGAAAGAGCAGAGTTGTGCCGGATAATGGGAATTATGGTATTGCTGAAGAAGAGGAAGAAAAATAATGTACTGTAATAAATGCGGAACTTTCAATGATAATGCGAATAAGTTTTGCGTTAATTGTGGAGAATTGTTATTAACTCTTGATAACCCAATAAAAGAAAATAAGCAAGAAAAAATTTTTGCATTATTTAGAAAAAGAAGTGCTGTTTGGTGGTTCCTTATAGGATGGTGGCTATTATTATATTTTGTAATATTTGTTGCATGGTGGTATTATCCATTCCATTCCTGGAACGAATATTATAAAAAACAAAATGCTAAAAATAAAAGAATCAGAATAGCACAAGCTAATATTGATTTAATGGACGGTCATGAATTTGAGTATTTTTGCGGACATTTATTAGTACAAATGGGATATTATAATGTAGAAGTTACAAAAGGTAGTGGAGATCAGGGAGTTGATGTAATCGCTTATAAAAATAGATGCAAATATGCTTTTCAGTGCAAAAGATTCTCTGGAAATGTTGGAAATAGGGCTGTTCAAGAAGTTATTGCTGGTAAGCAATTTTACAACTGCGATTACGGAGCTGTCATAACAAATCGATATTTTACAAATTCGGCTATAGAACTTGCTAGTAAGACAGGTATAATCTTATTTGACAGGGATGATGTATTCAAAATTATTAAAGAAATAAGTTTAATAGAAGAAAATACTTTGTAGGGTGGTGATAGCATTGATTTGGTTAATATTATTCATTTCCGCTATAAATGGTTGCCTTTGGGAAACTCTTACAAATATTTATAAAATTACAATCGTAATTTACATCTGTTACTTTATTTTAAAAAAATTTTTCGCGGTTTTTAGAGTAAAAAAGATGAAAGATTTTGATTCTATTAGTTATAATGAATTTAAAAAATTTTGTTCAGATGTATTTTTGACAGGAGGGTTCCGCAATTTTAACATGAAATTGATAGACAATACAGACCTAAGTATTGTTGCTGGAGGTTACTCATATGTTGCAAACTGTAAGCAGATCCCAGCGAATAAGCTTATAAGCAAAGAAGATATTCGCAATGTTTATTCAAAAAAGATTCGTTGCAAAGCTGATTATGCCGGAATAATAACAAATGGATACTTTTCAGAGGAAGCTGTAAAATATGCAAGTATTCTTGGAATTTTAATTTGGGATAGGAATTATCTATTAAAAAGAACAAAGTAAATTTAATGGGGGAGCAGATGCTTCCCTATTATTTTGAAATTAATACTTGACATTTGTACGGACATAAGTTATTATTTATGTACGGACATAAAAGGTGGTGAGAAATATGAGTCCTAGAACTGGAAGACCAACTGATGATCCAAAAACCAAAAGAATGGAAATAAGAATTTCTCTTCTTGACAGCATAAAGCTTGAATATTGTTGTCAAACTCTCAATCTTTCAAAATCGGAAGTGATAAGAGAGGGCATAAACAATGTTTACCAAAAAGCCTTAGAATCATCAAAAAAATAGAACATTGCCCGACTACCAATCAACGCAATGTTCCACACAATGTTAGAAGTTTCCTTCTGCAAATATTATAATGCAGACGGGGACTTCTTTCAAGAACATTTTTTTAATTGAAAGGAGTTTTTATTATGCAGGAAATTAACTTAGAAGTAAATATTATGAAGCCAGAGGACAACAGAGCGATTCTCCATTACATTGCGGACAATCTTGTCTGCTATACCAGTCTTGCCGAACTTGCAGGATTTTGTAAAATGTACGCAGCAAAGTATGATTTTATAATGATGTCTAAGGGGGACAAATAAATGAAAGACGTTGATTTTTACGAAGACAGAGATGAATTTTACAGAGAGATTTATAGAGATGACATTAAGAAGCTGGTAGATGAACTGGAAGATGTTGATGCAATCAGGGTACTTCTTGACTATGCATTTGGCTATCGGGAACTGCAAAAAGCGAAAGCAAAATCAAAGGTAAGAGCAACAGTGTAATTTGATATGGAGGTTAAGATGATGGCAAAAGAGACAATTAAAGTAGAAACTATTTCATCTATGGAAGTAGCAAAGATGATTGAGAAAGACCATAAGAATTTGATGCAGGATATCAGAAAGTACACTAAATATCTTGAAGAATCTAATAGCGATTTAGGCCAGCTGAATTTTCAGCCGACCTCATTGGAGGGAAAATCTAACGAGCTCAAAATTGAGCCGGTTGAAAATTGCATTATTAATTTGAATGAATTCTGGATTGAGACAAGCTATAAGGACGTTCAAGGGAAAAGCCGACCTTGCTTTAGAATAACAAAGAAAGGCTGTGAATTCATTGCACATAAGTGTACAGGAAAGAAAGGCGTGGTCTTCACGGCAAGATACATTAACAGATTCCATGAACTTGAGGAAAAGGCAAACAAGAACAGATTAATCCATGTGTCAGACAAGCCAGCTCCACGAGCAATTACATTTTACAAGAGAAATCTGTCTAGAATTGAATTGTTTGCTAAGATTGGCGAATTTACAAAGAGAGAAGCTATTGATGACCTGATTTCTTATGTATCGACTCGCTTTGATATGGAAGAAGCTACTATCCAATATATTGTTGATGTTGGTGAAAAGCCACGATACAGACTGGATATATTTGATTACTTCCCGGAAATCGGGAAATTTGGCGAGGAATACCTCAAATTTATGATTGATTTTAATCTTTCTTCATATGCGGAAAGGAGAAAAAAGAAAAATGGTAGTAAAGAAGTTTAAAGTAAAAGTCAGCGATATGAGAAGCACGCTGAATAATATTGAAGAGAAAATTCGCCCGATCAGCGACAGTGTGGTTACAGATTACTTTGCGGAAGACCTGCTGCCATTGGTTACGATTGCCGACAAAGTGGAGATGGGTAAGACAAAAGCACTGATTTACGCTTTCAAGCTCGGTTTTAGAGCCGGGAAGATGGATTTGAAAGAGGAATTGCTTGATAATTTCTGCAAATAATCAAAGAGGGGAGATCATTTCTCCCCTTGCTTTTTCCTTATAAACCGCTTGATTTCAAGAATCATCTGCTCTCTGCCCTCATATCTGTGGATATCATCAACATCCCTGGAAGTGATCGCGGAGCCGATATCTCGAGTATTTTCCTTGAGACGTTTGTCCAGGTACTCTAAAATGTCCTCGTACATGCCAATACTCCTTTTCTTTTTATCATAACATTTTTTGAGAACGGAGTAAAGTTCGCGGTTTTAGGGAAGAAATTTGAAATTTTTGAGAAAAAACTGATGGCAAAATTCTAAATACAATTATCTAAATACAGTTATATAAATACAATGATATAATTGCAATTATATAAATACAATTATAAGTAAATACATTAAAAGCCTTTAAAATAAAGGGATTCCGCGATATAATATACATTATAAAGCAATCTAAATACCATTATATAATTGATGTTATATAAATACTATTATATAATTACCGTTATATAATTGCCATTATAACAAAGGAGTGATGCAAAATGAAAACGTCTAACTCACAGAAGAAAGCAGTCAGAGCCTACGAAGAAAGCAAAGACATTATCAGAGGGATTTTCCCCAAAGGAACGAAAGACCGCATAATCAGTGCTGGATACACGTATAACGGTTTTTTGAATGAAGCTGTAGAAAGGTTCTTTCACGACCTTGAAACGCCAACAGCCCCGATTTTAGAGCCTACAGAGAGCGTTTCGCAGATCGAAGAAGAGACGAAAGAGGTAGACCAGATGCCCTCAGCAGAAGTGATGCCATGGGAAGAGGGCTTTGTTGATCCCCTGTCTGAGTCAGAAGAGGAAAAGAAGAAAGAGAAATCGGCTAAATTTCTAGCTCGCAAATACGGTGAACAAATCAATGACATTGTTATACAGAAAGACTTGATAAACACTTACAGCGTGGATATTTTTGCAAAAGCGAAAGAATACGTTAAGCACCCGGAACTACTGGAAGAACCGGAACAGGAAAACAAGCCAGAAGAAAAGGGAATTCAATCACTTGAGGAATTAAACGAAGAACTTGCAAAGAAGAGAGCAGAAGACGCTGCTAAGATTTCCGCGGAAGAAGAACAGCGAAAGAATAGACTAAAAGAGATTCAGGAAGCGACAAAAAACGACATCGTTAACTATGTCAAGAGGGTGCGAAACGGTTCAGAAATGACCGAGGAAGAGAAGAAGAAAGAAGCAGAACGGGAAGAGTGGAAGAAACGGAACAACAAGGAATTCGGAGTTTGATTCTGTGACAGCGTAGAATGTGGCTAGAATCGTTTTGAATCAGTTTGAGCTATACTTCTTTGCCTAACGATGAAAACAGTCTTATAAAGTCAAATAGAGCGTCATGCAAAAATAAGCAAACAAAAAGAGCCGGGAATTTCTCCCGGTTCTCTTTACATTCCAAACAATCTTTCAAAGAATCCTTTCTTTTTCGGTGGGCGCTGCTGCATCCAGTGATTAATCAAACGCCATGTTTCGCTCTTGTCGTACATCGGAACAACTATTTTTTTAACTCCGCTATCAGGATTCATATAATATGCCTGACCATATCGTGGTAAATCCTCGCAACCGTTAAAGCCTAATATATTTCTGCTGTCTTGCGCTGACCTCGTACGCAGTCCCACACGGGCATCAAAGTTTACCTTGATTTCTGTCGGTATGACCTTAGCGAGTGGACACTGAGTTGCACAGATCAGATGGACTCCGGCGGCACGTCCTATTTGTGCGATACGTTGGATCAGTGGCATGACTTGTTTTTTGTTCGTGGTCATCAAGTCCGCTAATTCGTCAATGATTACATATAACTGCGCCCCCTGGTATTTCTTCACGTGCGCTCTCTGCATCTGTGTATATCTCATTTCAATTGTGTTCATAGCCATCTGCAATCCTCTGACCATCTCAGCCGGTTCGGATGCGTAGAATGCCGTGTGTGGAAGATATCTATAGTCTACGAGTTCCACTCTTTTCGGGTCGATAAGAATGAAATGTACTTGAGACGGTGCTTCAAATAGTGCAGTTGTGATAATTCCATTAATTACAACCGATTTTCCCGATCCAGTAGCTCCAGCTACTAACAAGTGTGGCTGCTCCATCATGTTCTCATATTTGACAAAACTCTTTCCTTCTGGTGTGATCCAATTTATCTGTGCTTTCATTGTGTTTTTCTCCTTTTCTCTTTCCTGTTATTTGTATTCGTGAAACTCTCCACTCTATTCAATAGATCAATATCTTCCGGCTCAGTTCCTAGCTCTGCAATTCTCCGACACGTTCACAGAGTGCAATCAATGCAGCTTTGAGCGTTGCAACTTCTTCCAGCTGTTCAAGTTCTGCGGCGAGCTCTGCTTCTGTCTCCTGGCGTTCTTCTTCGTTGTCGTATCCGTCAGACAATGAGTCAAAAATTAATTCTGCGATATCTCTATTTTTCATTTTCTCAAGTCCTCCTGATCTGCTTAAAAGCTCCGGGGATTGCTCCCCGGTTGGTCTGTCTATTTGCTTTTCAATCCTCAATCGATTCTTTCCAACTTGCCGGCACTCCGCTCCAACTTGTTCCGCAGTGTGTAACGCCTAAAATATATAAATCAAGTTCTTCGCAGTAGTAAATAATCTCGGTTGTGTATCTCTGGAAACGGTCTGCGCCTTGCGCGTCGATGATAAAATACTGATAAACATCGTAATAACAATCGTCTTCTTCATCGTAGTCCTCGCCGTTGATTGTTTCGAAATAGAAACCCTTTGCAATTAATGCGCCCATAATATCATTGTTAAGAATCAAGGAATCACAGCAAAAATTAACCATTTCTGCGTATGTTGTTTTTTCTTCTTTCAATCTCTCAAAAAATTCTCTCATCATTGCTTTTTTCCTTTGCTCCTGTTATAATAGAGCTACCTTTCTTTTGATTGGTGCCGATCGGTGTGAGTTGGTAGCTGCTCCGGTCGGCTTTTTTGTTTTGTTCTTTGCTATGGTTATAATATAGCATAGTTTAATAATTATGTCAACGGTATAGTTTAATAACTTTAAAATATTTTTGTTTCTTCTTATATAATAATGAAAATTTTTCAACCAAATTGACAAGCATAGTTCAATAATGTATAATAGCATTATAGATAAGAAAGGAGTTTTAATAATGGCATTCAAAGATAAAGAAAAAGAATTAAGCTATATCGCACAATATCAGAAAGACAACTATGATAGAATAACAGTGATGGCACCTAGAGGAACGAAAGACCAGATCAAGAAAGCTGCCGAACTGAAAGGAATGAAAATATCCGGGTTTGTTCTTGATTGCGTTCAGAAAGAACTTGAAAGAATGAAAGAATAGTTTAATAATGCATTGACAAGAATAGTTTAATAATGTATAGTAATACTTGTAAGAGATACTTACAAGTTGCCGTGGCAAGACGGAGAAAGGAGAACTATGAACGATATGACAATGACAGAGATAGCAAGACTAATTGAGGGACTGCGATCGGCTGGATGGGAAGAGAAGAAGATAAACGACTTCCTTCTTTACATCGAGAGCGGAGCAGAAGAGTACAAACCGACAGAAGACAAATAGAAAGAGCCGCACAAAGCGACTCAGACACACAAGAGAGGGCGGAACTTGCCACCGCTCTCAAACAATTATTATATCAAATGAACAGGTGAAAGACAATGGAAAGACTGAAAAACGTATATAAAATATCAGCTGATCTCGAAGACGGAACGACAATAACTAAGCATATATTTTCACACACTCACGACAATGCATTGAAGAAATTCAAGGTTGCGAACAACAGAAATAAGCTTCCCGAAATCATCAAAGTAAACTCTGTAGAACTGATTCTGAAAGATGTGATTTATTAAATATTATTTTAGCCAATAGAGCAAGAAATGGGCATTCCTGCTCTATTTTTTTAAAAATAGTTGTTAGTTCAAACTAACAGGGCAAGTAGGGTTACAAAACTGTTAACAAATTGTTACGATAAATATTTAACAAATGCCAACAAAGCCAGTAAACACAAGGGCAAACAGGGATTTCACAAATGTTACGCTGTGCAAATTATTATGCTATTTGTATACAGATTGGATACAGAATGGATACAGCCATAATAATCGACTTACTAAATAATTTATAATATTATATATATTACTTTTCAAAACTATATCCTTCACTACGTTCAGTCTATAGTTTTAAAAAGGTCGGGTTTTGAGAAAACACCGACTGTGTACCTCCCCAAAATCGATGTAAAAATAAATCGATCAGACAAGAAATGAACAACGGCCGGAAGAGACAACCACAGCCAACAGAACAGTGCATTGTCTGATCTGATTATCAAAACACGGACACGCCAGTGCACAGCCGAGCACGCACATACACGGACGCACACGCCTTGATAAAAATTTAAAATTAATTTACTCGACACTATTGCAAACAGATTTTCGTTGTGTTATAATGGCATCAGCGACAAGAAATCCGTGAAAGCCGAATGGGAGCTGGATCGAAAAGAGCTAGGAATCGTCAGCCTAGGCATATCGAGAAAATAACAGACAATGAGCTGTTTAATATCTCGGTGTGTCTAGGCTTTTTTGTTTATAGATTATTAACAATGCGGAGGTGAAAAACAATGGCTAAGAGAAGAACACAGAAAACAGAGAGAGTAGAAGTTGAAACGGTGAACAGTGTTGAAAGTGTTGAAGTTGATCCAGTCAACCTCAGAGCCTTAGTTGATGACGTGATCACTGATTACTGCATGAGAGATAATCTTGACGAATCAGACATTCCACCACAGATCTGGAACGACATAATCGAGGAGATCAGAATAACACTGTTCGAGAAGAATGGCAATCTACTCTGGATCAATGGCAGCATTGGCGGAACCTATGACGATGAGAAAGTAATGAATGCCTACGAGATTTACAAGAGAATCTGCAATAGACACTGTCAAGTTGTAAATATTAAAGGCTTCTCTGATATGTCTGGGATAGATAAACAAACACTATATAACTGGGATAAAGACAGTAGATATAACACTAAATACAATCCTAGTAATAGTGGTGGTAATAGTAATAGACTAAGTAAAAAATATTTCGATTTGCGCAAGAAAATCATGGACGACAACGAACAGTCTCTTGAGTCAATGTTACAAGACAAGCGTATTAATCCAATGAAGGTGCTGCCATCACTGAACAGACACCATATGTGGAACCTTCCAGGCGTTAGCCGTGAGAAAGTGGAGGCGAGACCACTGACCGCTGACCAATTGCCACAGCTCGGGCAGGATTTGCCGCCACAGATTGAGGAAAACGATTGATATTTTTTAATATTTGAGAACGGAAAAACTGATGGTTAAAATAAATCATTGACTTTGCAGTGATTTTAAACAGAGTTTCCTCGGAAATGGTCAACTCTATTGGATAAATAAGTATTTTTCGTATAGAATCATGTGTTCGGAACAAATGTTCGACGCTCTGACCGATGGGGGCCCCCTTAAATCAATAGTGAAAAATCGGCTTGCTAAGTCGTTCTGAAATTTCCCAAAATAAAAAGAGGTGTTACGATGGGTGAGAAAGATGAAAATCTCAGACAGGTTTTTATAACGTCTGATGGAATTGTTAGAAGAATGACGATTATAGGTGATTGGATTCATGATCTTTCTGAAAAACTTGTTGATGATGCAGAAATCACAACACATATGAACAACGATGGCGGACTAGATATCAAGTTTGAGTTTGATGAATCACTCGTTAGAAACACATTCGCTTGGAAATTGCTATTCGGTTCAAATAACTATCGAAAATACCACGGATTGCCAATGAGACGGAAAACAGACAGGAGAAACTGATTATGCACAGATACGAGATAGCTCAAGAGAGAGTAACGATGACGATAACAGCGGATTCGATGAAGATCAGAGAAGATAGCTTGATTGTCTTTGAACAGGGAAAAGAAATCAGAGCGATTGTCAATAGCAAAGATATCAAGTACATCCTGAAGATTGAGTAGGAGAGAATATATGCTGAAAATCATTCAACGCCTGTTCTGTCGACACGATCATACGGTGCATGACCATTCAGACCTTGTTCGACAGGAAGACGGAAGTTTCAAGACAAAACATTATTGGCGGTGTAAGAGCTGCGGAAAGGTGATATCAGGAAAATGATTACAAAGAAAGATTTAAAAGGATTGAGTAAACGGGAACTGAAAGAGATGCTGTGTTTGGCAAGTCAGTGGTGCGAAGAGGTTGGACTTGTTCTTGAGTTCAAAGACTGTTCGATGGAATTATACGGACAGGAAATCGATGCAGATGCATTCGGAGAAGATATCGAATCTCTTGAGGATGAATCACTCCCATTCTCGTTTGACCCATATGAGGATTGCGACAGATCAGACCTCATTCGTGAAATCGAGATTGCAGAAGAGAAGAACGGATATCTCGAATCAGACAATGAGGACTTGAAGACAGCAATTAGAGTTCTGGTTGATCTGTACGCTGGAGAAAGAAGCTTCCGGGGTAATTCGTATGAATGATATCGGGTTCAAGGAACAGATTCTTCAGACATCATGTGAAGTTATCAAAAGTGAGCTGATGAAGCACGAAGAATTCTATGATGCGTTTGTGTCATCTGTTGAATCGGCACTGCATGAGGTACCGGATGTTGGGGAAAAGGCATCTGATATCGCGGAGAGAATCACGAAACGTATTTCCGGGGAGGAATGACATGAGAATTGCCGGGAAAGAAATCAACGATGAATGTGTTCACTGCGGAGAGATTCTTGAATGCAAACTTTTCAAACAGGGACACGGAATCAGACAAGAAACAATTGCACATATTGAAACAACAGGGCAGGAAGTTCTTGGAATTTTAAGGTTTGAGAAAATTACTACAGATGCCGGATTGAAACGTGATGGTAAAAGGAAACTGTACTGGCAAACACCAAAAGCACTGTATCTGCCAATATTTGAGACACATCAACTGATAGATCCTTTCAGCGAAACATCAAAGGTTGTTGTGAATAATAAATTTGAATTTATAGCATATGCCGGAAATGGGTGCTTGATTGGATTAGATCCAATAAGCAAACGTCCTGGCGAACAGGAGGATTAATCATGAAGAAATTAAGATGGATTTTGTCAATTGCATTTCTAATTGCCGGAGTTGCCGGAGGACTTTATGTCGGAGGATATTTGCTTTTGTTTAAATCAATTTTGACAGCTTGTATTGCTTTGGATGCAGGGCAAATTACAGCAGCGATTATTTGGACAACAATCGTAAAAGCATTTCTCTCAGTGATTGTTATGGCGGTAATCATTTTTGCTGGATTTCTAGGATTTGCGATTACCACGCCAAAAAAATAATTAAGACATTTACTAATACTTTGTTTCATATATTCGTCCATGTGACGATTCTCCACCTACTAGCGGAAAGCTGAACAAAGGGACGTCACAAGTCCCGGTAGGTTTAGCCGATTCTGAAATCGGTTCCGTCAGAATATCGTTGTTGATTGTAATCTGACGTAATCAAGGCTGGTTTTGCTGATGATCGGCAAGTAATTGAATGACGATTCACCCAGTCGTAAGCCACAATCCCATAAAGATATTGGAGATGGTTGCTAACCATTCGGTCGGAAACGACTTGGAGGTTCGAATCCTCCTTGTGGCGTTCTGAGTTTCACGGTTCTCAGAAACACCCCTCATGTACGCGCCCTATGTGCAGTAAATATGCCATTTTCCTTTAGATTAGTTTTGATTCCCATAAGTTTAAAGTGATTAAAAGATTTCAAAAACCGTGAAATGCTATCATAGCTCAAATGGATAGAGCAGTTGATTACGAATCAACAGGTTCCAGGTTCGAATCCTGGCGGTAGCTATCTCCGAGTTTCGTAGAAAAAACTTTTTCATAACTTACTTTCCTTGCTACAGTGTAGCTGGAAGCCGTATAGCTTAATGGTAAAGCGTTCATTCTACCCCTACCCAAGTGAAAGATTGAGGTTCGAATCCTTATATGGCTATTTTCAAACATGATTTCATGATGAATAAGGGGAAACCCTAATCATGTTTGAATTAAAATTCAATCAGTGTTTTAGCTGCGGAGTTCGCTGAAGCTCGGAAACTAACGTTTTGTTAATAAAAGACGTGGTTTATCGATCATATAATAAACTCCAATATTATAAAGAACCGTAGCAGTGCAAGAATTCCTTACGGCTTTCGAGGTAAATTTCTTGCAGCTAAGGGCGTATAGCTTAATGGTAGAGCACAGGACTTTGACTCCTGGTGTACTGGTTCGATTCCAGTTACGCTTGTTTGAAAAAAATGGAAATGTGAAGAGAAGAAAGGATAGTTTTGATGGGAAGAAAAATCAAGGTGCTTGACAGAGACAATTTCGTCGATGCTATTAATGATTATTGCAGCCATAAAATTACAATGGATGAAGCGGCAAAGAAAATGGGTGTCTGTACTCCGACATTCCGCAAATATCTAAGAATGGTTTGGATGGGAGAACCACTGCCGGAAGAACTGTTCGAAAGGAAGAAATAGTGATGAAAATGGACGATGAAATGAGAAAAAATGAAGTAAAACGCGTGATTACTTGCAAAATGGAAGATATTGCCAGTTTGGTGGTGAATTCCGGTTATACAGTGACAATCCGACCGACAAAAGACGGGGCGAAGATTACCAGTCACAAAGAAAAGGTTGTGAAATAATGGATATCAGAATCGAAAGTGATGGAACAACTACAAAGGTTTTTGTTGATGGAAAACAGATTCCAAAAGCTACAATGGCTGATTTTATATTTCGTGCGGAACCGGGAGAAGTTTATTGCTCTGTTGAAAGAGTAAAGACGGATGACAATGGAGTTCCGCTAATCAGCAAGAAAGATTGGAGCATCGTGAAAGAGACGGAAGTTCTGATTAATACATTGAAAGATGACTTGTTGATTGGAAAAGATCAGATTAATGAAAATTAAATATTAACAGCTCATGCCCGGATGCGGACAGGGAACAGGGGAGTGCTCCTTAACTTTTTTATTTTAAGAGTTAGGGGGCACTTTTTGTGTTATGGCGAGCGATTATTTGATTAAAACCGTAAAAGGGTATGAAAACTACATAGAGCGTAAGGGGATTGACGAACAGGTGCTTGATGCGTACATCCTTGCGGTTCAGACTGCATTTGAGCAAGAGAAAGACATAAAGTACGGATTGCAAGTTTCTGATAGAGCAAAGCAGATTGTTAATCAAATCATAAAAAAACAGACAAATGGTGGGGATTTTGCGTGGCTTGAAGATTATGCTCAGCAGAATAAGACAGAGTTTGACTTGATTAATCAGTATTATAAGATTTTGAAAATAGAAGCACCGGAAATTCTTGACAGCTATATGCTGTATGTGGAAAAAAACAGAAAACGAAGAGACAGATTCTACGAGCCGAGAAGAAAAACATTGAAATTGGTAACTGACAAGATTCAGATGCTTGAATACGATTTATTGGATGAACTGTTTGTTCATATGCCTGCCCGTGTTGGTAAAAGCCAAGAACTTACGCTTGCGACTTCATGGAAATGCGCTAGAGATATGGAAGCGAGCAATTTGTACGTAACATACAAAGAGGGCCTTGGAAGCGCGTTCCTTGATGGAGTTATGGAAATATGGACTGACCCGACTTATTGCTTTAAAGAGGTGTTCCCAAAAGGAATTATCAAAGATACTGACTTAAAAAACAATAAGGTTGATTTAGGAAGAAAGAAAAAATATAAATCTCTTTCCGGAAAAGGACTTACATCCGGACTTAACGGCGAATACGATGCGTATGGATGGCTAATTGTTGATGACATTATCGAGGGTATTCAGGATGTTTTAAACCCAGATGTTCTCAAAAGAAAGCAGACTATCTTTGACAACAACGTAATGACACGTAAGAAAGAGAAGTGCAAAATAATCTACAACGGTACAATTTGGAGCCTGAAAGATATCTACATGGACAGATTGGATTTCTTAGAGAACAATCCAGAGGCAAAAGATATCAGGTATGATATTTTGAAGATTCCAGCACTTGATCCAGTTACGGATGAAAGTAACTTTGATTATGACTATGGAGTTGGATTTTCAACAAAATTCTATAGGATCAAACGTGCAAAATTTGAAGAAAACGATGATATGGCCGGATGGTATGCACAGTGCCAGCAGGAACCTATTGAAAGGGACGGAGCTGTATTCAATCAAGAACACATGAGATTCTACAATGGAGTGCTCCCAGCTCAAGAACCATATAGAATTTGCGCTGCATGTGATGTGGCTCTCGGAGGTGAAGACTACTTGGCATTTGCTGTGGCTTACATGTACGAAGACGGGTCCATATACATTGATGATGTCATTTTTGATAATTCAGAAAAGAAAATCACAAAGCCAAAAGTTGTGAATATGATTATTGATCACAATATAGGAAGTGTGTATTTTGAGTCAAACCAAGGTGGAGAAGGATACAAAGACGAAGTAGACGAAATGCTGAGAGAAAAAGGACATAAGGTAACTCTTGTCTCTCAGTATGCACCTACATCAATGAGAAAAAGTCAGAGAATTTGGGACAAAGCTGGTTCTATACGTGAGTTTTATTTTCGAGATACTGGGTTCAGAAATCAAGAATATAGGAACTTTATGAGGAATCTGTACTCTTTTACCATTAAGGGAAAAAATAAGCATGAAGACGCTCCTGATTGCCTTGCGTCGCTTGCATATTTCATTGAAGGAACATGGGAACCACCAAGAGTCGAAGCGGTACACAATCCGTTTAGAGGAGGTTATAGATAATGGATACAAAAACATATTTAGGACAGATTTCAAAGTTAAATTTCAGAATAAAGAACAAAATGGAAGAAATTAATCAGTTGAGAGATATGGCTTGTTCTATTTCTGTGTCTCCAAAAGAGGTTAATGTTCAGAGCAGCGGAGAACCTGACAAAATGGGAAGTCTTGTATCTAAAATTGCTGATGCAGAAGTAGAGCTTGCGGATTCTGTTGAACGGTCACTGCAAAAGAAGAAAGAAATTGCTCAACAGATTGAAATGATTCCAAATGCAAATCAGTACAGAATCTTATACAACAGATATGTATTATGCAAAGATTGGAATGTTATTAGTGTGGAAATGGGATGCACTTTCAGAAATGCCATGTCAATTCACGGTAGAGCATTACAAGAGTTTGAGAAGCTTTTCGGCTCTTATTATCTGTAATCACTTCACATAATTTCATATAATTTCACATCTTTTCACTATTTTTCCAAATACTTGACATGATATAATAATAATCGAAGAAATACAACTTGAGGATACATAACAATTCTCATAATACTTTTTCAAAGATGCACTTGGAATGACGAACCAGGTGCATTTTTTATTGGTGAAAAACATGGTAAAAGAACAAACAATCTATTGTCCGAAGTGCAACAGGAAAGTTGGCACTTATGACGGAAAAGGGAAAATCGACAAAGTATGTCGATGCAAGAAGTGCAACAAAAAGATTATTTTCAAAGTAGCAACAGGAGAAACAGTCAGGAAGTCGCTGCCAATTAGAAATTGCAGTAGCGGAATGAATTTTTTGATTTAAGGTGAAGAAGTCAATGAACAAGAATACTCTACAAGACCTTGTAAAAGGAAAATACGGAAGAAAAATTGCATATGCGAATGTCGAAGAGGTTGATCAAAGCAATATTTTGGAAGTTGTAGGGGAAACACTTGGAATCTTTTACTTTAACAAACAGATAATCAAGTATCTTTGGGATTATTACAAAGGTGACCATCCTATAAGATACAGAAAAAAAATTGTAAGAGATGATATCGTAAATAAAATTGTTGAAAATCATGCATATGAAATTGTTCAGTTCAAGACAGGACAGACATATGGCGAGCCAATCCAGTTTATCAGCAAAAAAGACGATGAAAAAATCAACAAGGGCGTTGATGAACTGAATGATTACTTGGCAGATGCGAATAAGCATGAGAAAGATATCAAGGGTGGAGAATGGCAATCGGCTGTTGGAACATCATTTAGAGCAGTCCAATTTTCAGGAGACAGCGAAATTCCATTCAGAATTGTTGCTCCGAGTCCGATGAACACATACATTATCTATTCATCAATTACCGAGGAACCTTTAGTTGCTGTTCAAGAACTGAAAGATATTGATGGTGAATTCTATAAGGTGTGTTACACGAAAAGCCATCAATGCATTCTGAAGAATGGGAAAGTTGAAAAATGGGAGCTTCATGCTTTCGGAGACATCCCTATTATTGAGTATCCGAACAATCACGAAAGAATCTCAGATATAGAGCTTGTCATTGATCTGATGGATGCAATTGATAATATGCAGTCCAATAGAATGGATAGTATTGAACAGTTCGTCCAGTCTTGGGTGAAATTCGTAAACTGTACGGTTGACCCGGAAACTTTTCAAAAAATGAAGCTAGAGGGCGCTCTTGTTGTTAAATCAAACAATGGTACTGATAATAAGGCTGATGTTGACATTATGACACAGGAGCTTAATCAGTCTCAGTCACAGGTTGCCAAAGATGATTTGTGGGACAATGCACAGATTATCCTTGCCATACCAAACAGAAATAACAACAACACAGGTGGAGACACTCAAGGCGCTATCCAATTACGCAACGGATGGGACGAAGCAAAGAACAGGACTATCATTAAGGACCCGCTTATCAGAACATCTGAGAAAAGGTTAGCAAAAGTGGTTCTGAATATACTCAGAATTACAGGGAATGATCTAGGAATCACTTTGAGAGATTTCAGCGTTCAGATTAATCATAGTCCAACAGATAACATGGTTGTAAAATGCCAGTCATTGCAATATTTACTTGAATGTGGCATCCATCCACTGATTGCGATTAAGACAGTAGGACTCTGGGGAGATGCTGAAAAAGTATTCATGATTTCCAGAGATTACCTTGACAATTTATGGAAAAAGATAGGAGATGCAGAAGAGCAAGAAGCAAAAGCGCAAGAACTTCTTGACAATATGAATCAGAATCAAAATCAGAATTCAAATGGCAACAAAACGCCGGAGGTAGAAGAATGACATATGATTACACAGTAAAACAAGACGGACAGACGTATCCTCCGGGAACGGATGTTCCGGATATGGGGAGCATTGTTTGTACCGAAGCATCGGGGAATGTTAGAAGCTATGAAGCTCAGTCAAAAGATGTTGATAAGCTCCCAACTTATGTAGATGCAGGAAGTTCCTGTTTGATGTTAGACACATCGGAATTATACAAATTCAACTCTGAGACAAAGAGTTGGCAGAAATTAGGATAGTAGAAATAAGCCAGTCATTGAGAAATCAGTGGTTGGCTTTTTCTATATAAATTTGCATCCATGCGTCAAATGGAAAAAGAAAAAATCCATGCTGATAGAACAGCGAAATCAAATGTAGATCACGGAGGTAATAACTATGACAAGAGAAGAAGCAAAACAAAATTTGGTTGCATTAGGAATTGAAGAGCCGACAGATGCACAGGTCACTAATTATTTGAATCAGTTTCATAATAACAGACCAGCTCCGGCACCGAACCCAAATCCAGCACCAAAGCCAGAACCACAGCCACAGCCTACACCGGCACCAGTTCCAAATCCACAGCCGAACCCAAATCCGGCACCACAGAACGATAACGAGATTGAGAAGCTGAGAAAACAGATTGATGCATTGCAGAAAGAGAACATCAAGAAAGATATTCGCGCTTATGCTGCTGAAAAAGGACTGACGGGTGAACAGGCAGAGAATGTTCTTGCTGGTTTTCAAGACAATTACGATCTTGCAAAGACAGCCATTGATTCCATGTCACAGATTATCGCCGATAAAGAAACAGCCGCCGCACAGGCGAAAGAACAGGAAATCGCTAACGGTTCAATTAATCCGGGCGGTGGAAATCCTGGCGGTGGAAAACCAGATGATAAGCCGGAAGATGTGAAAAATGCAGAATCTATTGTTTTCGGCAACAAACAGAGTGAGCAGTCTGTAAAAGACTACTACGTTTTGAAATAAGGAGGAATTAAGCAATGGGTAAACCAATTGTAAGAGATTTTACACAAGGTAAAGGAATTCTGAAGTTCTTCCCGTATGAGGGAGCTGCTTGCGTAGTACAGCAGTCAATGGTATCTGCGGCAGATAACAACGGAATGAAAATTGTAAAAGCTGGAACGCCGTATCCGTCAAATGATGCTGAATGCCTTGGATATCTTCTTGAGGACGTTGATGTTACACAGGGAGATGCACCGGGAACATATGTATATCAGGGAACGATTGATTGGGAAAAAGTAACAGGCCTTTCAATTGAAGATGCAGCAAGAAAAGCGACTCCGAGAGTTACTTTTTACGGAGCACCAAAGATTGCAGAAGGTTAATTAAGGAGGAATAACAGACATGGCATTACCATTAAGTCAAGCATTTACAGCGAGAAGTCTTGGAGTTATGTGGAATAACTACAAAGCGTCTCTTGCACTTCCACCGTATCTTGGAAGACAGAAATTTGGAACAACAAAACAGGATTCACTGGAAATGAGATATATCCTTGGCGAAAATTCTCAGCCAATCTCTCTGAAAGCATCCAACTTTGATGCACAGGCAGAATTAAGAGATGTTGGTGGATTCCAGGATATCCAGAACGAAATGCCGTTCTACAGAGAGTCCTACATGGTAACAGAAAAAGAGGAGCAGCAGTATGCGAACTATCAGTCTGCTGAAAACTCAAATCTTGCAAATCAAGTACTCAGACAGATCAGCAAGAAACCTATGAATCTGATTCAAGGAGCTATGGTAGTTCCTGAGAGACAGATTTGGCAGTTGCTTGCTCCGTCAGACGGCGTTCCGAAAGTTACTGTTAAAATCAAAGACAAGACATACACAATTGATTACACAACAGACAATGGAGCAAAGCACAAGGCAGATCACTTCGTTGAAATTCAAGGAACATCTGATAAGTGGAATGTTCCGGCAACAGCAACACCACTTCAAGACTTGATCGACACAAGACGTGATTTCGCAAAGAAGACAGGATATTCTCTGACAAGATTCTCTATGAATACAGAGACATTTGAGATGATTCTGAAAGCAGAAGACACAAAGAAGCAGGTACTCGGAATTACTGCTTACAACGGCGGTATCAGAGTAAGACAGGCAGATGTTCTTTCTTATCTGAGAGAGTACGGAATCGAAATCGAGGTATATGACAAGATGTATGTTGATGAATCTGGAACAACACAGTATTTCATCCCAACAAACATTATCTCTTGTCAGTCAGCAGGAGTATATCTTGGAGACTACGTATTCGGAAGAACACCGGAAGAGAGAAGCGGAGATCTCGCCGGAGGAAATCTGCAACTTGTTGAAACTGGTATTTCTGTCTACACATATGCAACAGAGCATCCAATCAATACTCATTGCGTAGTATCCATGATTGGTCTTCCATCATTTGAAGGAATGAACAGCGTTGTTGTTATGAAAGTAGCGTAAGAGGTGATCGGATGCTTGCGAAGAACATTATCAAAATGAATGGCAAGTGGTACAAAGCAGGAGAAGAAGTCCCGGAAGGAACTCCGGGGCGGTATTCTGAGAAAATGCAAATACCGGTAGAGTTTAAGTATAAGAAAACAGACATCAACAGAATGAGCACTGCTGATTTGAAAGAATTGGCAAGAGAACATGAAGTATCAAATGTTGACGATATGACTGGGCAAGATTTGAAAGAATACTTTATTACAAGGTTCAATCTGTAGATCGTGAGGTGCAGCTATGGCAATTGAAGACAGAATCTATGAGAAATCAGTAGAATACTTGTCTGATATTCCAGAGCTTGCCGATGAAAAACCATCAAAACTGTTAATCGGATTCGTAACTGAGAAATTTAAGCAGTGCAGAAACTATCCTCCGTCTTTTACGGATGCGAAGATAGAATCTGACATGGAAAAGCATTTGAATACAATCGCCATGGCTGTTGTTGACCTAAAAGCAAAAGAAGGAGCTGAGGGAGAGACAAGCCATAGTGAAAATTCAATCAGCCGTTCCTATGAAAATGCTTATGTTTCAAGTTCGATATTTAATGACGTGCTTCCGTATGTTCATTTTTTGTAGAAGATTGTGCGTGAACATTTTGCTGATGTCAGCAATATGGTCGCAGGGTATTAGCTAATTTGGTGGTGGGCAGCTAATGGAAATAAGAAAAAGGCAGGTAAATGATTGATGACTATTGAAATATCGACAGCAATCATTATAAGTGTGGTGTCAGTTGCTTTTTCCATTTTCTTCGGTTTGAAGAACAATAAACGTTCGGACACGAAAGATATCGAAGAAAGAGTTAGGCAGAACACAAAAATCAATATGAAACTTGATAACATCTCTTCTTTGAGTGAGGACATCAAAAGTGAGATCTCTCAGATGAAAGATAAGCTTGATTCTCACAATGGAAGAATAATCAAACTGGAAGACAGTGTAAAGAGTGCACATCACAGAATTGATACACTGGAAAACAGAATGAATGGTGGTGAAGAATGATGGATATTTTTTCAATGGAAACCGTATTGGCGATCGTGGTTATTACTTATCTTGTTGGACTAGGAGCAAAGCTGTGTCCGAAAGTAAAAGATAATTATATCCCTGTGATTGTTGGTGTGGCCGGAGGAATTCTCGGAGTTGTTGGAATGTATGTAATTCCTAACTTTCCAGCAACAGACGTTCTTGATGCAATTGCAGTAGGGATTGTATCCGGACTTGCAAGTACTGGTGTAAATCAGATTCAGAAGCAAGTAAAGAAGGTGACCGTAAGTGAGGACACTGAACAGAAATAAGCAGAAAATGTACTACTCCTTGCAAGATGGTACGTCTCCGGTATATATGACTGATGATGATGGGAATGTGAAGTACATCGAAGTAGATGGAGAACAGATTCCTGTTGAGTCAGGAGAGACTGAACCACACTACACGGAACCTAAGTTATTCAGAGCGAATATCAATTCTACATTGACCGATACATTTATTCGGGCGTTTGGCATTGATGATTCCTCTGACAAGGCAACGATTGTCTGTGCAAAAGGAACTCTTCCATTGGTAAAAGGAGCGCGTATTTGGCGAAATTCAGCCATTAAATACAAAGACCAAATAAATATGTCAAACGTGGATGAAAACTCAGCAGATTACGTTGTTAAGGACGTCAACGACGAAGCTATGAATGAAGATACGTTCTTGCTTCAACGATTGATTAAAGAGGGATAAGAATGAGCACAAAAATCAGTTTCGGATTATCGCAAAAGAGCATTGATGAAGCAATCAAACAGATTGAAACTTATCAGAAATCGCTTGATTCAAAGTTAAGCTTGTTCTGTGAAAAATTGATTGAGAGAGGACAGACTGTCGCAGTTGAAAAGCTGACAGAATCTCCGCTCGGAAAAACAGTGACTCTGAAAAGTGATAAGACAGAAGAAGAGATGGGATGCAAAGCGGTACTGATTGCAACTGGTGAAGTAAAGTATCCAGAGGGAAGAGAACCGTTCAATCTTCTGTTCGCTATAGAATTCGGAGCCGGTGTTCGTTACAACAGCATCCAAAACCCAAAAGCAGGAGAGCTTGGATTCGGTATTGGCAGTTATCCGGGACAGACTCATGCGGCTGATCCGAACGGCTGGTACTACTTTGGAGATGATGGAAAATGGCATCATTCCTACGGTATCAAAGCGACCATGCCGATGTACAATGCAAGCCTTGAGATGATTAAATCCGTTTCAGAAGTGGCGAGGGAGGTGTTTGGAAGTGGATAATTCATGGGTTTTCGACTTAGAGACACACATCTTCTCTATTGTTCAGAAGAAAGTAGGAGATAAGCTGAAAAGTAAGTATCCGAACATTCGTTTCACGACTACTTCAAAACCTAAAGGCGTGACCGTAAAATATCCAACAGTTTACATTCGTGAATTGCCTGGTGCGGAAAAAGCACGCGCTTTGGACGGTGAAGATATCAGCGGAATCTTGTATTCCATGCAAGTGGAAGTAAGTACAGATAAAAGTGCTAAAGAAGCTAAGGCGGTTTTGAAAGAAGTTGCCTTGGTATACAAAAATATGGGATTTGAAATTAATTCATTTCCCGAAGAGAGTGACGGAGACGAATATTACCGATGTGTAATGCGAGTCAGACGAACTCTCGGAAATATAGATGCGTTGCACTGAGCCGAAAGGCTCTTTTTTATTGCCTAGATGGCAGAAATGGAGGTAAAAAATGGCTTCAACCAGTTATAAAGTAAGAGCTATTTACAAAGAATTAGACGATGGTGCGGATTTGTCAACAGTTGATTTTGCCGGAAGTTACAAACTGCTTCTGAAAGCAAAATCAATGCCTGCTCCTGTGTCTGCACCAAACACAGTTGAATCAACAACTATGGAAGATGATGCACAGACATTTGAGATGGGTATTAAACAGTCTGATGCAAAAGAGGTGACAGGAAACCTTGAAAAAGAGTATCTTGACAATATTGACAAACTTGAGAAGAAAAGAGTAGCTATTTTCCAGTTATATGGAACAGACGGTATCGGTGGCGTTGCGAAATATGCATACGTTGCACAGGTATCAGCTACTCCGTCAGACGTTGGTGGTGTCGATGAAATCTGTGAGATGACAGCAACCATCATTCAGAACACTGTCGCAAAGAAAGTGACAGACGAGTATACAATCGTTGACGCTGGAAACGGCACATTTACAGTAACAAAGGGGTAGCACGTTCCGAGCAAGACAGGTCAGCGAATACTCGGAACGTAAAATTTGATTACGCTGACATTACAGAATAACAACAGGAACGGGCGCTATTAGTGGCGCCCTTCCCATATAAAATTACGGGAAGGAATACAAAGACATGAAAACATTTGAAATTAATGGAAAAGAATATTCAGGGAAACCTTTTGACTTTAACCTTGTTTGCGACCTTGAGGACATGGGCGTATCAGTTGAATCCATGGAAGAGAAACCGATGAGCATGGTTAGAGGATATATTGCGCTGTGCATGGGAAAAAGACGTGCAGATGCCGGACTTGAGATTCAAGAGCATATTCTGAATGGTGGCACAATGGATGATGCAACCAAAGTAATGCAAGAAGAAATGGAACAGTCTGATTTTTTTCGCAACCTCAACAAGAGAGCGGAATCGGAAGCTACAAAGAATCAGGCGAAGAAGAACACTGGCGGCAGAAAAACAGCAGCAGCGAAGTAAGATCGTACCGTTCTCAGCGTGAGTTTTTCACCTGTGAATGGTATCCACAAGCAAAAAAAATGGGAGTTGGCTGGACAGAATTTTGGAGCATGAATCCTAGAATCCTGAAAGCGGTATCTGCCGGATACGAAGAGCAACTTCTTGATATTGATTATATGAATTGGATGTCAGGGCAATATCTTATCAGTGCAATCAATACGTGCTTTGTCAAAGAAGAAAAGTATCTGAAGAAACCGATTCTGAAAACATTAATTGAAGAATCGCGAATGACTGATGAAGAACGTGAACTTCGTGAGATGGAAGAGGAAATCAGAAAAATGGATGCTTGGATTGCAGCAGACAGGGCAAGAGGATTACCTGAGACATCGATAAATTAGGATGGGTTCACCATCCTTTATTTTTTGTAAAAAGGTGGTGAAAACATGGGAACAGAGGTTGACTCTCTTGAGGTAAAAATTGAAGCATCGGCTAAGTCAGCAAATGCTAGTTTGACTAATTTGGCAAAAAGATTAGGTACTGTATCGCAACAGCTTCAATCTGTTTGCTCTTATCAACCAACAATAAATGCGCTTACTGATAATCTTGAGGGTATTTCTAAACTTGATTTTAAAAATGTAAAAGCTTTAAAGAATGCTATTAAGACAATGTCCAAAGATATGGCGAAAATCAATGGACGGCAAATTAAAATCAGCGTAAACAAGCTTGGAGATGTAGAAAAAGCTTCAGAGAAAGTGACAGCCCTTTCAGAAAAAGTTGCAGAAGCATCCAAAAGCATAAAGATTTCTGTTGATTCTTCTGAGGTTAATTCTGCGAAAAAGGCTTGCGAAGAACTGAAAAAGAAAACTTCCGGTTTAAAAGCAAGTGCTCAGACCATCAAAAAGGCAAGCGGACAACTTGGTGCATCTGATGGTAAATCCGTATTGAGCGGAGCTGAAACGAGACAAAGATTTTCGAGCATCGTCCCAGATAAAGACAAAGGAATTGCTGAAGAAGAGACAAAAGAAGCGTCTAATCTTTCAAAGATTCTTTCCGGCACTCAGAAAGTTTCAAAATCTCTTTCAAGTACGTTTGGAAAGATGGGAAAAACAGTTGGTGGCGTGGTTTCTAAAGCAAAAGATCTTAAGAATTTGATTACCAAAACAAATAAATCCGGTGGTCAAATGTCAATGGGAAGAATGCTAGGAATGTCACTTGTATTTTCCACTGTATTTTCAGCGCTGAGCGCAATAAATAATGCTATTAAGGAAGGTTCAAACAACCTTGTTCAATACAGTTCTGATTACAATAAGAGCATTTCAGGTATTGTCACATCTCTTCTGTATTTGAAGAATGCATGGGCAGCGGCTTTTGCTCCGATTATCAATGTAGTCGGACCGTATATTTCAGCATTTATTGATATGCTCGCCAATGCAATGAATAAGGTCGCGCAGTTCATGGCTGTATTGACTGGAAAAACAGCAGTGGTGCAAGCAAAAAAAGCATGGAAAGACTACGGAAAAACACTCACATCCACTGGAAGTAGTGCTAAAAAAGCTGGAAGTGATGCGGCAAAAGCAGCAAAAGACCTTGAGAACTATACTCTTGGAATTGACGAACTAAATGTTATCCAGCCGACAACATCAAACTCAAGTTCAAGTGGTGGCTCTGATGGAAGTTCCGGTGCTTATACGGGGCCAGATGTTTCTGAAATGTTTGAGACAACTGAACCAACTAAGGCTATCTCTGATTATGCTAAACGGCTCAGAGAAGCGTTCAAAGCTCAAGATTGGACTTCTCTAGGCTCAATCATGGCAGAGGGCGTAAATGCCGGAATGCAGAAATTGTATGACATATTTGACTGGAATAAGCATGGGGAAAAGATAACTTATTTCTGCAATGCTTTTACCACAACAATGAATAGCCTTGTTGACAATATTGAATGGCCGTTAATGGGAGCTACTGTTGCTGCCGGAGTGAATACGGTCTTCAATACTGCACAGCTTTTGATTACCGGGTTTAACTGGACGAATCTTGGAACAGGAATCGGAACAGCTATTTCCACAGGGATTCAAAACATTGACTGGGGAACGATAGGATACACTCTCGGAGCTTATTTTATGATTTCTTGGAACACTCTTGTCGGTGTACTGAGAGAACTTAAAGGTGAAGACATTGGAATGGCGCTGGCTAATGCTTTTAACGGCGCACTGGAATCAATCAATCTTGGAACAATCGGAGAATCCATCGGAAGAATGGTTGCTCTTGTAATAGAGTCAATTAAAACATTTATTCAGAATGCCAATTGGAAAGAGCTTGGATCACAGATTATTGAAGGAATAAAGAATGCTTTCAAGTTTGCTTCTGACGGTGGTGAAAATACAGGAATACTTGCATCGGTTATTGGAATCGGAGCAACAGGTGAAATCACAAAGAAAATAGCTGAAATCCTTCCAAAATTAGATGGAATGGCAGAAAAATTCAATAAAATAAAGGAAGTTGCAGGAAAGCTAAACTTTAAATCTCTTATTACATTATCTCCAACAACTTTATTGATTGTTGCCGGAATTACAATTTTAGCTGCTGAACTCATGGACTTGTGGAATACTTCTGAGGGATTCAGAGATGCTGTAAAAAATGCTGTTGGGGAAATTGGAGATGCATTTTCTTTTGCTAAAAAAGAAATTTGGGACAACGGATTTAAACCACTTTGGGAGAACCTAAAAGAACTGTTTAATTCTATTTACGATTTATATGAATCAAGTGGAGCGAAAGAGCTGTTCGAATCAACAATGATTGCCGCAGTAAAAGCAATCGGAGAAGTGCTTTCCATAATAATCAGCAAGATAGCACAAGTTGTTTCTACTATTACTGGAATGGTGAGTGGGGCGATAAAGATAATCCAAGGCTTGGTTACGTTTGTGACAGGTGTGTTTACTGGTGATTGGGGAAAAGCTTGGAAAGGAGTAGAAGATATTGCTCTTGGATTTAAGCAATATATTTCATCTTTATTCAAATTGCTTTTTATGGCAATTACAACAATTTTCTCACCAATTGTGCAGTGGTTTTCGAAAAAATTTCAAGCTGCTAGAGACGGTGTAACGAATGCATTTTCAAACATCGGTTCTTGGTTTGGTAAAAAACGTGAGGATATCAAGTCAAATATGGAGTCGATTGCTCAGTGGTTCAAGGATATTTTTAAGTCTGCCTATAACGGAATTACTTCAATTTTTGACAAGATTGGTGGGTACTTCAATACTGTAGCAAGTTGGATAAAATCACCTGTTTTAGGCGCAGTAAAAGCAATCGCTAAGGCTGTGAACTGGGTTTACGGAAAATTAGGTGGAGACGGCGATCTGATTAACGTCTCTGGACTTGATAAATACGCAAGCGGTACAAACGGAGTCGCGAGAGATTCCTTTGGTGTTGTCAATGACCAGTCGGGAAATACCTACAGAGAGCTTGTCCAGTATCCGAACGGACAAACAGTAATTCCAACAGGAAGAAATGTCGTTCTGCCGATGCCAAAAGGTACAAAGGTAATGCCAGCTGGTCAAACAGCAGCATTGATGGGAATTACTGGCGTGAAGAAGTATAAATCTGGAATCGGTAATTTCTTTGGAAGTACAGCAGACAAAATCAGCGATATTGCAAGTAACATTTTCGGTTACATCAAAGACCCGAAGAAGCTTCTTAAAGCTGCAATTGATAAATTCACAGATTTGACAGGAGCACTTGAGCCTGGAATCACAATTGCGAAGACGGCAGTTAATTCACTGTTTGAAACAGCAGTTTCAAAAATCAAAGGATTCTTTGACAGTTTCGGTGCTGTTGATTACAAACCATCTGCCGGAGTGGAGCAGTGGAGAGGACTTGCGAAACAAGCTCTTTTACTGACAAATCAGTTCAGCGAATCCAATCTGAATGCCTTGTTAACTCAGATGATGCATGAGTCGGGTGGAAATCCGAACGCTATCAACAATTGGGATATCAACGCAATCAGAGGTATTCCGTCAAAAGGACTGATGCAGGTAATTGACCCGACATTCCGTGCAAATGCGATGGCTGGATTCAACACAAACATTTACGATCCACTGTCAAACATGATCGCCGCTATCAATTACACAGTCAAAAGATACGGAAGTCTGTATGCTGGATGGACTGCCCGTGGATACAAAGGATACGCAAACGGTATCGGTACATTCAAGCTGTCTGATGTGGTCGGGAAATATTCTGTAGGTGGATTCCCTCAGAATGGCGAGCTGTTTGTGGCGAATGAGAAAGCACCGGAATACGTTGGAAGAATGGGAAATAGAAATGTGGTTGCCAATAACAATCAGATTGTGACCGGAGTATCCAACGGAGTTGCAGAAGCGAACAAAAATACAGAAAGACTCTTGCAGAAGCTTATCGAGCAGAATGAGAGACTTCTTAGAAAGAATACATCACTGATGATGAACAGCAAGAAAGTAAATAAGGAACTGTCAAGGGGAAGTAGAAACTCTGGATACAGTTTCAGTACAACATAGGAGGTGCTAGGATATGTCAATTAAATTGAGTGATTTCATCATTGTAAATGGTCATCAATATCCGGCACCGAAATATTATCCGAATTTTCAAGTCACTACAGCTACAAATGCTGCGAGAAATGCAGCGAATAAAGTGGTTGGGCAGAAAATTGGTCGTGATAACTATAAGATAGATTCATTGGAGTGGCTATATTTGGATGCAGAAACTTGGTCAACAATGCTACAAGAGTTTGATAAGAATTTCTTTAGTAGTGTTCGGTTTTGGGATATGGTAAATAATAAGTGGCGTACATTAACAATGTATTGCGGAGATAGGACGGCAGATGTTTTCAAGATTGATTCATCCGGCCGTCCTCTTGCTTATATTAACTGTAAAATGAATCTGATTGATACGGGGTGGTAGGATGTACGAAGTATCAGATGCATATAGAGAATCGATGAAAAATCAGCTGAGAAATGCTTCTTACATGAAAGTAACACTCGGCGTTATAAGTGATACAGCACAGAGCCAGGCATTGCTTAGTAATCAAAGCCAGTATGCCGGATTTTCTGATTTTGATGGAGTATTTGAACAGAAAGAAGTTCAAAGCCAGTATGCAACCTATGAGAATAACTTTTGGATGCTTGACGGTTCTATGAGATTTCTCCCGGATGCAGCATCTCAGTATGAACCTGTTGGAATCGTATCGGATAATCTGTTTTCAAGCAGTTTCTCAGTGAAAATGACATTTCAAGAGAATGTTGACATTGCCGGATTAACTATAAAGTTTGCCGGGAATTATCCTAGCAAACTCAGCATAATCACATCTGACGGAACATCAAAGAGCTATTCAAACAGCAGTTTGAACTTTACGACAGATGATAGATTTGATAACACAACTTCTCTTGAGATAAAAGTCACTGCAATGTCCGCTACAAACAATCGTGTGCGTATTGAAAGGATTTTATTTGGCAATGCGATAGTTTTTACAGATAATGACATAATCAACGCAGAATCAACTTCTACGGTATCACAGATCAACGAGGATTTGCCGGAGATTAATTTTACTTTGACTATTGATAATAATGATAAGAGGTTTGATTACGACAACAAGGAGTCAATCATCAATTATCTGAGAACAGGACAAAATATATTTGTTCAGATGGGATATGACCTTGACGATGGAACAACAGAGTGGATTTTGTTGCATACATTGAAACTGAGTGAATGGTCTACAAGTGACGATGAAGCAAGTATAACGGCTGTAGATGTTCTTCAACAGTTTGGAGAAGGCAACTATTATCGTGGAGACTGGAACGAAAAGGGAATTACGTTGTATGTTTTAGCAAGACGTGTAATTGCTGATGCAATCGGTACTCATTTGATTTCTCAAGATAAGTTTTTTATTGACAATTATTTGAAGTCCGTAGAGGTCAGAAACCCTATTCCATTAGTGTCGCACAAAGAGGCATTGCAAATTATCGCTAATGCCGGAAGATGCATTTTGACTGTGGACAGATATGGAAAAATCTGTATCAAGTCAGCATTTGACCCGGATGCAGAGACAACTTCTACTGAGACTGCATATTTCTCTGATGTTTCCAATGTGAATATTGACAATGAAAAGACGCGTTATGCGACATATGAAGATTCAATGTGGAAGCTCGGTAACAGACCGCCGTTTCTTCCGAGGACTGGCGTTAAAGATGATGTCGGATTTGTTACAAAAGATATTGCTTCTAAAGGTGGAACGTTTTCGACACCTCCGCAGATTGTAAAGACGTTTGATGTTCCTAGAAAAAGCAATGGAATGAAAGTGAAAGTGTATCATTTGTTCCCAAACACGATGAGCATTAACACTTATCTGAAAGACCAGATTGTTGAATCTATCGGAATTTCTGATGGAAAAATCAACTATGCTGATGTGAAAACATGGACTACAGATCACCAGTTTAAAGAATTCGACAAGATGGTTATTGAGTTTGGAAGAATCAATGTAAATACAAGGCTTGTGGTTGATTATATTGAGCTTGGTGAAAACATCGATTACACAATCGAAAGAGATGATATGTATTCCAGTCCGACTATGAGTAAGCCGGAGAATATCAAGCGGTTAAAGAATATCAGAACTGTCTATTCAAAATCAGATACGATTGAAGAAGTAGTAAGCGAAGAGGTTGAGTGGACAAATGAAACTTTGCTATATACGTTTGACGAACCACATCATTCTTATACAGCTTCTCTTGAGAATCAGGCAGATGGTCAAAGTGTTGAGATTTCGGACAGTGGAGCATACTTTGTTGAACTTAAACTTAGCGGAAATGACAGGGGAAATAAGGTTCAAGTCATTGTTAACGGTAAAAAATTCAATCAGTCAAACACTTATTCCGTTGCGGAAATCAGCAATTACGGTGTTGAAAAAGATTGGAGTAATCCGTTGATTTCGGATAAGGAACTCTGCGATAAAGTCTGCAAATGGGTAGCTGATTATTACAATCCAGGAATTGATTACTCTATCGATTACCGTGGAGAACCGGCACTGGATGCCGGAGATACAATCTATCAAGAAAATCGTGACGGAGAAATGGTTAAGACGGTAGCGGAAAGCGTGTCGCTGACCTATGACGGAACTGTAAGTGGAACGCTTGAAACAAGGAGGTAATAGCATGGCATCATTTTCGACACCATATACTAATTGGGGAGAACACTCGTATTTTTCTCATACTGATTACAATAGAATCAAGAACAACATACAATATCTGATCAACTTGTCTTTTGAGTTGTTTCCTGAATACGAATATGAGAATATGGGTAGCGATAAGACATATTCGGATTTTCCATTTGCAGATGAATTCAATCTGATTGAATTGAATTTGAAGCTTTTACATGACAAGTCGTTCGGTTTTGTAAAATACACATCATCAGACATGAAAAACTGGTATCCAAATAAACAGACACCGTCTTATGAGGATATGAACAGATATGAACAGATGACAGTTGATTACTACAATGGTTTGAACAGTATCAAGAAAAACAAAAACAAGCTCGGTGATATCAAGCTTGGAATGAAGTTATAGGAGGCATCGTTATGGCATTAAGAACTGATTTTAAGGATAGTGTATTGAAAGACACAACTGGAAATAAGAAATACAAAATGACGAACAACAGCGACAATACAGTTTCTTTCACTGATGTTACTGAGTACTCTCAAGAAGGTAGCCCCTATGGAGCAAAAGAAGTTAATGAAGAAAGGGAAGTTATTAACTCTGTTATAGTCCCTAAAACAAGAACTGTCAATATCTGGGCACATCAAAATTATCACATTACGGAAGCAGGAGCTGTAACATGGCTTAGAATTTTTGGCAATATGCAAACGGAAGTTCCAAAAGGACACGAATATATCCTGCTTACTATGACGCCAGTACCTATGTTCGAAGTATCACGCAGGATCTACATCGCTGATAATTTTGGATTTAATTTAAAAATTAAAACCAACGGACAAGTTACTATCACTCCGTTCGGTGGAGACATTGCAGTTGGAAACGTAATTGATGTGTCTGAAATCTTTATAAATCGGCAGGAGTGATGTTATGAGAACATTAAAATTCAACGTGAAAGAGCAGAGGATAGAGAAAGCGAAGAACTGTGATTTTCGTGATCTCGCAAGAGGGACAACGGGATATTTGAAAGCGCAGTTTTCTTTTTCCTATGATTGGAACGGATACGCAAAGGTAGCTGTTTTTAATGATGCATGGGACAAAGTAGAAGAGTGCAGACCAATTATCGGTAATGAGTGCGAAATCCCGTCAAAAGTTCTTGACAGCATCTCATTCAAAGTAAGGGTTATCGGCGTATCAGATGGAAGAAGACTCACCACGAACAGAACGGAGGTGGATCAGTGACGGAACAAGAAGCATTAGCTGTAGCATTGGCAGAACAGGAGATTGTAAAGCCAGTCAATGACATTCTTATGATTGACCCAGAGACAAGAACGATTAATGTTCCTGATTCAGAGAGACTTTTCGGTGTGCAGTCAGATGAAAAGGCTGAAAGAAAGTATTTCAAGTGTCCGAAAATTGTTGGAAACAACATCAATCTTGCGACCATGAATCTGTACATCAACTACAAAAGTCCGAATCAAGCAGATGAAGAGGGTGACTCCTACATTGTACAAGATGTTGTGACAAGTGGAGATTACATCACATTCTCTTGGATTCTTGGTCGAAATGTAACGAAATATACAGACGGAATCCACTTCTCTGTCTGCGCCAAAAAGTCAAATTCAGACGGCACTCTTACGACAGAGTGGAACACAACATGGGCTGAGGGAGAAGTCCTTGAGGGATTGGAAACTACTCAGCAGATCGCGGAAAAGAACAAGGATTTGATTGAACAGCTGTTGAACACCTACGATTCCAAAGTAGCTGTGAAGTTGGAATTCGACCCGTCAACCCGTGGCATATCTATTGTTTAAGGAGTGAGAATTATGGCATTGAAAGCAGAAGATGTATTGGCGATTGTCAATGAAAAAATAAAGAATCCTGTCACTCAAGAACAAGTGACAACAGCTGTTAATGAGTATCCAAAAGAAAATCCAGTTACCGCAGGAACAGCAAATTACGACCCACAAACAAGAGGAATCACGATTGAGTAAGGAGGTACGACATGGCGACGAGTGATATTGGAAAAGGTGCATATTTAATTGCAAAGAACAAAGACACGGGTGAAATCGAAAAGAAAACCCTAATTCCTCCGGCTCCGTCTGATGGTGATTTGGGTGGAATTTCGGAAGAAGAGTTGGCGCAGATCACAACAAACAAGAAAGAACTTATAGATGGAAGAACGGATGTAGATGGAAACGTCCATAAAAACATCGGAGACGCAATGAGAGGACAGGCAAGAAAACTAAGGGAGAATCTTGTTGTCCGTCAGAAAGAACAGCCAACAGATCCGAACAATAATGTATGGATCTCAGATGAAGATGATGAGGTGGAAGTGCCTGATATGTGGGAATTTAATTCTCTCAAGGAAGATGTAGGTAATAAAACCAAAAACTTAAAACAGTGGAATTTAATTGATATATCAAAAGTAAAAGAGGGATATGGTTATACGAATTCCATTGGATATCCGCCAACGCTGGTCGCACAAACGGGATATAATGCTATAGATGATATTATTCCGTGTGAGGCAGGAGAAACTTATACAGTTAATTGGTTGTATGGCGCTATTGGTATATATGATTCTAGTATAAAAAGAATACAACATATATATATAGATAGTATACCGAAAACATTCGTTGTGCCTGATGGTGGATGCTATATGACCTTGTTTGGTGGCACTAAAAGAATGGTTGATATTATGCTCGTTGAAGGAAACGAGATTCCAGATGAATATATACCACATAGCATTTTTGATATAGAAAGCAAAAAAGACTATGAGCAAGATAAAATATTAGAAAGTATTTTACATCCATTAAAAGGGGTGAAATGGTGTGCTTATGGAAATAGTTTGACAGATAGTGCA